AACTGATGAAAATTACTATAACTTTGAACGTATCTGTTACCAGACCTACCTTCTTGAAACCATTCTCCTTCAATCGCTCTAGCGACTTGCTCACCGTACTCTAGGCTAGCTTTTACTTCGTCGCTAACCACTTGGTTAGGAAATGAACTATTAGTGTTAGTCTGTATCTTCATTTATTAAATAATTTTTGATGATGAACCAGTGTTATCATATTTTTTTATACCTAAGTTTATCGCTTTGTATTCCTTCTTAGCTGTTGGTATGTATCTGTTCTTATTACAAGCCATTAAAGCTAATCCAGAACTTATAGACGCATCGTGTTTTGTTCTGTTGTTGATATTAAACCTAGCCCAATCTTCTAATGTTCTCTGAAAATACATATCACCAAACCCGTTCTCTGTTGAGCCAACGCTTGTGTTTATGTATGTTTCAATAGCTGAAGCGTGTGCTTGCTTAATGTCTTCACTAGAGTTAGGTATTCCGCCAATGTCTTTTTCTGTAACTGATAACTTGTTCCAAACCTTGTCAGGTCTATTCATTGAAAAACCTCTATAACCTCTTCTTTTAAAATGATATAATAATCTAGGCTTATTGTTTTCACATAACAAAGGCATTCCGTAGAATACGCAAGCCATTAAAACGTCTTCAAAAAATATCTCAGCTGTCTGAGGTCTAGCTATATACTCTAAAAAGAATTGATTAGGTGGCACGTCTTCCATNCTGAATTTAGTTAAACCGTGTAAAGATCCATTAGAACCTCTACCATCAACTGTACCTGATATATCATAGCTATCACAGCCAAATGCTCCGCAGTGATCGTTTCCTGGGTATTTAGTCCCATTCTTTACTATCACACGATTTTGAAGATTATAAGGCGGAACCCAAGATATTCTGAAGTTNCCGTCTCTGTTTGGCATAAATATAACCTTAGAATCTTTGACTCCATTCTCCCATTGGAAACTACCAATAGTTACAGAAGCTATATTGTTGAGATCAGCGTTGTGATCTATCTGTTCGTANATNTTAGTTAGATTAAATAAAGACTCTTTAGCTTCATCTCTGAAAGCGTGCTCAGTAGTTCGAGGAAACTGTCTATAGAATTCGTTTAAACCATCTTGGTCATCTTTTAATCCTTCTACTTCATTTTTCCAGTACTGTAATACCCCTATTTTTATTTCATCACCAAACGTATCTACTACCTTCTCTTTCGGGTTTTCGAAGACAGGAAAGCCATAAGAATCAATGTATCCTTCGTAATTCCATTCCATAGGTATGAACAAAGAATATAATCCTGAGCTAGTCTGTCCATTGCTGTTTCTTTTGGTAACATCTGAATTGTTATATAGTTTCTTAAAATTAGCACCACCTTTATCTAAAGCGTTTGAGGTTGAACCCATCATACACTTTCCAATAATTCTAGAACCTAATCTTAAACACGTTTTTGTAACTCGCCAGTTATTTAATATATTGTTTGGTCTCTCCCACTTTCCACTTTCATCGTGTACTAGTAGTTTTAGTTTTTCTCCATCGTATGCGTTATCACCGGTGTTTTTCCAATCGACGGTGGTATCAAGACCGTTAAGACTCTCGGGCCTAACGGTTTCGGTGATTGATCTCCTTGTGAGTTTTGAAGCGGGGACACGGTACGCAATCTCCGTCTTGGGCCTGTCCATACCGTCTTGGATCGGTTTGAAGAAGAAGGGATAGTTAACGCTGATAGGTACCACTTTATCTGTGAACATCTTCTTAGCATCGGCTCCAGATTTGGACAAAATCCCAAACCGTGCGTCGGATGATATTGTTGCCATGTTAACGGTCTCAGCTGAAGCCATGAACGAAAAACCTGAACGTCTGTTCTTGAGATATGACATTCCATAACAACGGCTGTCTGCTTTGCAAGCTTCCCAGAATATGTAGAATAATCTGTTTGATTCCCTAAAGTCTGGCTTCCCAACATCAATCTTGGAGTACTGCAAGTAGATAAAATGAGTACCAGTAATATAAGTAGGCTTGTCCTTGTTAACAAACCAAAAACCTTGTTCTCTTCTTTTAAACTCTTGATCAATGAATTCATACCATTCTTCTTTAAAATCCTCTTTATAATTCTTCCAGTCAAAGATGGTCTTTATACCTTTAAGCTCTTTAGGATATTCCTGAGCCATCCATTTATTTCCCTCGAAAGTAACAACGTCATTTTCTATAGGTAAAGCTATTTTAAGATTTTGTATCTCATATACTTCACCAACCTCACCAGTTCTACTGATGACAACCATGTCGTGTTCTTCGTTGTACCCATACTCCCATTTTTTATACTTGTTCTTTTTCTTTAAGACACTAGCTTTTATATGGTTAGGTANTACTCTGTATAAACTNTGCTTATACATTATTTAGATCTTCCTTCTGCAAAACCACCGAAAGCTTTTTTCTCTTTCTTTTCTTTTGGTTTCTCGTTTAATAATTCCTCTTCGTCTTCAATACGTTTTAGTATTTCAAATGCATCGAAGATAGCAAGCTTTTTTGTAGCAGCTGCGTTTTTCAGTCTATCGGCAGAGATATCTTCTCCTCCGTCAACTATTGCCTCTTTAGCTACTTTAATCAGTTCTTGAACTGCCGCTTGCCCAGCTTGGATTATACTTAGTTTCGTTTCCTTCGTATTCATATTTAATTACAATATCATTTGATTTCATACAATACAATCTCTCGTTATCTATTACAAATTCAAACTCACCATTAGGTGTGTAACCAACTAGATCACCAGGATTGATTTCTATAGCTTCTAAGGAACTATTACCGTATTTCAGTATTCCTATAAGCTTTCTTTCTTTATCTGCCGTTAAATCGTCATTATCTAAAATAGGATTTATAAAGCATCGATCTCCAAAAGCGTTCCACTCACCATCTTGCTTATATAAATAAACTTGGTCTATATCGCAGAAAAACTTATCATCGATAAATTTTGATCTACTATCTTTTTGATTACCTCTCATATCATAGAATCTTCTAAAAACATTATGATGTATCACTATGATATCACCTTTACGTATTTTAGTAGTAAAAGCTTTAGGTACTTCAAGTACCACTGCTTGATTACTAACTGATTTCCACGACTCTATACGACTATTAGTTATAAGGGTTTTATCCCCTACTTTAATTTCGTTGTCATATCTTTTATTTATAGGCTTTACAATAAAACTGAATAAACTTTGCATTAATATGCTAGATCGTATTCGACAGATACTGCCATGTTAGAATTAAATTTCTTCCACGGCATTACCTCGTCTTTTTTCTTAATGTGAACGCTATAAGAGTTATCAGATTCGTCATGTAGTATGTGAGATATTTCGTGACCCCCATAAACTGACTGACCAACAGCATAATGCATTGCGTCAGTTTTGTAATCAGAACCTATACTAATCTTTCTTATAACAGATGACATTTTACTCTTCTTCTTTCTTAATGTCTTCGAAGCTCCCGTCCTCTAGATTGATACTGATTGCTCCGTACTTCTCCTCTAAAACTTTCTTGTTATCTTCTACTTCTTTGTTCAATTCTTGAATATGACTTAACAACCCATACTTTTGAGCTTCTAGCACACCTACTTGAGATAATGCTTGTGTCATTTTTCCTTGATTCTCTTGAACTAATTTTAACTCTTCTGCTGTAATCTTGTTTTCCATTTGATTTAATTTAATTGTTTTTGACATAATATTTTTTACTCTTATTTATTATCACTTGATCGTTTGTATTTTTCCCACGTTCTACCTACGAAGTAAGCTCCATACACTGTGATCAACAGAGATTGGAATATAGGTACGTATTGCTCTGCAACAGCAAAGCCTCCAATATTACCATCAAAGAAAGATAAAACAGTAAACACAACAGTCAAGTATATTAAAACAAGTGGGCGTATGTTTTTAGACAAGAAACTATCGCTAGCCATATCTGACTTCCATCGATCCGTAACTTGAGCTTGAGCATCGCTATCAGCTTTCTCTAGTATCTCTTGAATTTGCTTTTTTATTACAAGCTTTTCTTCTTCAGTAGTAGTAAGCTTATCAATGACGTTACCAATATTCTTGATAACGCCACCTGTAAGCC